TCGCATAATAGACTCGCGCAGGTCCACGGTTAGCCTGTATCTATCAAGGAGCATGTTATGAAGAAATTTACTGATACTATGGTTTTTAGAAAAGCCAATGCAGGCTACGAATTAGCAAAGGTCGTAGGGGTTTTGTTTTGGTTACCTATAATTGCTGTTACTCTTGTTCTTTTATTTGTTCGATAGGAGATTTTTATGCATAAGTTTTTTCTAGCATTTGTTTTGTTTTTTTCTTCAGTAGCTGTTTCTCATGCTCAATACTACACAAGCCCTCCTCGTTGGGATTATAAGCCTCATCATAAGTATCATCACCATAATCACTCGAGATCTGCTCCATGGATAGCTGGTGGAATTGCGCTAGGCGTGCTTGGTATTGGCGCTTATATTGCTTCAAGAAATTGTTGGTATGAAAAACGTGAAGTCTGGAATCGTTTCGATAGATTTATAGGTTACGACTATGTCCGAGTCTGCAACTGAACTCAAAGCAAGATTTGATTGGCGGGATATGATTACTCTATGAATATTAATCATGTTTTACTGATTTTGTTTGGTGTTTTGTTTATAGTAGTTGGTGCATTTGCGCAGACGAATAACTTTGATAGATATTCGTATGGAGTATTTCCGCCATTAACAAAAGAAAGAGAAATAGTCATAGTTGCAACAAAAAACAGCCCTAAGAAAATAAAGATTGAATGGTTAAGACCCGATGGATCTTCTTTATTTTCTAAAGAATTTAATGTTGTTCTCGGTGAAAAGGTTATAATTAGCCCAGTGAAAGAATAAAAATGTTTGTTTTTTGTAAAGAAATATTCGGTTGATCATGATCAATGATTAAGAAAATCATAGTTTTTTCTGAAAACAATGCTTACAAATTCAATTTTATAAAATCAGCCTCTAGTTTGAGGTTGACTTATATGTTACGTTCTATCGGATATACAGTAAAACAAGTTCATAACTGTACTTCTTTCGATCGAAATGAACTAGAATACATCTTAGATTCTTTTTCTAAAGGAGATGATATTTTAGTTTGCATCAGCACATCATTCCTTAATCGCAATAAATCATATTCTTGGGACGATATCATTTCGAAGTTCTTGCTAACAATAACATCTTTGTGTGATAGTAGGGGCATAAAGATTATTGTTGGCGGATGGCAGATACAAAAGAATGAGTTTCATAATCCTGTCTATAGAAACGGGCTTCTGATTGATCATTTAGATAAGTATGTGACCTTATATACACAAGGCGACGACATAAACATCATAGACAGTTTATGTCGTGAAGAATCGGTAGAATACGAAACCATAAAAACTTCTAGAGTTGCGACAACCAATATCATTCGTGATTATTCAGATTGTGCATTCACGCCGTTGCCAGAAGATCATATTAGCGAAGAAGAAAGCCTGACGACTGAATTGGCGGCAGGATGTATATTCAGTTGTCAGTATTGTAACTATGCTGCTCTCGGAAAAAAGAAAACAGAGTTCATGCGGTCTTACGAAAGCGTCAAAAAAGAAATTGTAAGCAATTATAAAAATTTCAAAACTCGAGTATATATGCTGACCGATAATATCGTTAATGATTATTATGGTAAGTTAGAATATCTTGTAAGGATCAAAGATGAGACTGGAATAGATTTACGATGGGTTGGTTATGTTCGACTAGATACAATAACCAAACCAGAACACGCGAAGTTGTTATTTGAATCTGGAATTGCTGGAGCGTCATTTGGTATAGAATCTTTCAAAAAAGAATCTGGACCTAGTGTTGGAAAAATGACAGATAAGCATAGATTGCTATCTTCATTAGAATTGTTTCGTGCTTCTGTTGGCGATAGTTGCTTAACGACTGGGCTGTTCATTGCAGGTCTTCCGCAAGAAACTAAAAAAGAATTATATCAAACATATGAATGGTTGATTTCTGATGAAGGAAGATATTACATAGACAATTATTCATTCAATCCTTTAATGATATTCCAACAAAATAACGATAAAAACAATATCAATAAATCAAGACATGATCCATTTTCAGAATATATAAAAGGTAAAACCAGATTTGATTGGACCAGTCCTTGGGGTAATTCACAAGAATTCACTGCATTGTCTAAACATTTTATGAAAAACAAGAAAACTCAAATTGGTACGTTTTCTTTACCAGTATATCAAAATTTAGATATTCCAATAGAAAATCTTATTAAGATTGTTAGAGATAGAAATTATGTGGAAGAAGAAATTGCTTTTAAGAATATGGAAAAAGTAGTTACGATAAAGAAACAAAAATATATAAAGCAAATGCTGGCATAGCTCAGTTGGTAGAGCAGTTGATTTGTAATCATCAGGTCGGGAGTTCGAATCTCTCTGCCAGCACCATTCAACATACGAGGAAAATATGAAAGAGTTCAGCCTAGTAAGCACATATTGGAGTGAAGATAAGTCTAAGCGAGCCGAAATACACAAAGACGACGAAGGTCTATCTGTTCGCCTATATAATAATGATTCCCTACAAGAAGTGCGCAATTTGAACAACTTCAGTATTCATTATGCTGAAGACTGTGCCGAAAATTTTGTGATGGGGTATGGATCATTCGGTAATAAATTACAGCTGAATGGATGATAAAATCAAAAACTGGAAATTATTATGAATATTAAAAAATTTATTGTTGCGGCTTCTTTGCTGTTTTCTAACGCAACGATCGCAGCAGAAAATGTAGAAGTTATAGTGCCGTTTGGGTTTAGTGCTTCCAGCGTTCGTGTGCTTTCTACATACGTCGAAGAACTCAATAAGTTACAAGACAAATATAATTTCAAAATTGCGGTTTCTCCTGGAGCAAAAGGAGAGAATGCCGTTAATCGTTCTGTCGCATTATCCGAAAGAAATATTAAGAACCTATTATTCATTTATCCCGAACCATTTACAAGAAAGCAAAATTTTAAGATTGATGATTTCTATCCTATTATTTCTTTCAATACTTCATTTTTTGTTTTGTCAATTAATCAAAAACATGAAGCAAATACAGTTTCAGAATTTGTAGAATCGTTGAAAAAGAAAAACGTCATTTATCTTGGCGACTGGACGAGTGCTACTGCTTCTCAAGTATTATCACGCGTGTTTCTTAAGAAATATGGTTTGTTTGAAAAAACTAAAACAGTTACATATAAAGACAACTTTGATATGAAACGTGGAGTTATAAATGGTGAAGTCGATTTTGCTGTGTTTTCTTCAGGATTAGAATCTGGAACTAAAACAATTTTAAGTTCGGGAGCAGAAAGCAAAAAAATTAAAGAATACGCAAATATCCCTTCTGGAACCGACGTTGGAATTGATGAATTCGAAATGGATTCTATACTGTTTTTCGCAGTTCCAAATAACATTAGATCTTTTGGTGAAGAACTTCATCCACTTCTTACCAAGATGTGCGGCAATCCTAATGTAGAAAAAGTTAGTGTCGCTAACCTGAAGGTATCTACTTGTTATGGAGAAAAGAAGATTGTTCAAATCATAAAAAATTATGATAATTGGATGTATTCTAAGAAGTGATAAGGAAGGGAGATGGAATTATTTGGTGGCGTCAATAACATATTAACTGGTGGATTTTATATATATCGCAACGAAATTCACCTCAATAAAAAGTCTTTGGCAGAAACTGCTATACAACACAAAGATCGCAACCCAAAAGTAAGATATTATTTTAATGACAACATATATAATAACTTTGATTGGAGCATCGAACCAAAAGAATCTCTACAAACGATATATTTACAACGAGCAAAACAACTCAGAGAAAAATACGATTACATCATTTTATGGTATTCTGGTGGAACGGATTCGCACCAGATTCTAGATGTGTTTCTTAAACACAACATTTTCATTGATGAGATACAATCCGTATCATTTGAAAAATTGATTAATAATATCGATCACAGTATTATCAAGCAAGATGATAATTTATTAGAATTACTAGAATATCCATACAACATTAAACATCAATTAGAATATGCAAATAAAGTCAGCCCTAAAACCAAAATTACAGTCATCGATGGTTCAGATTATGTCTATTCTGATATTTCTGATGGAGTATTCGAATCTTTTGATATGAATACGTTCGACACGATTCGAACATTAACAACACCAAATTTCAGAAACGTGAAAACCTATAAAAAATCTATGATGAAATATAATCAATTGCATACAAGAAAAGATAAAACTTGTATTATCACAGGCACAGAAAAACCGCCTCTCAGAATAAATAATGGTGATATCCTATTCAATTTTTATGACTTAGCATTTCTTGATTTCAAAATATTAAATCAAAATTGGGTTGATCCTTGGTTCGCGCTTGAATGGTTTTTTTGGACGCCAGATATGCCAGAAATACCAATAAAACAATCTCATGTTATAAAAAGGGCATTAGAAACCGACTATACGCTATATCACCAATTCATAAATCTTCCTTTAAGAAAAATAGAACGAAATTTGGCCAAACATATTTACAACTATGAAAAACCGATTATGTATTTGCCAGACAAACTTGACTTAACAAAAATGGGTTCTGAAGTTGAATTTATCGTCAATTTCATTATTCCAGAAAAAAATAAATACGTTAATCAAGCAGTAAATGTGATTGCCAATTATAATCTAAAAAGATATGGACAAATGAGTTCAGTATTTAGACCGATAGCTTCTAAAGATTATGTTATAGGTAAACTGAATCCGAAATGGAAAAATTTATAAAATGAAATATCCTAAGTTGCTTTGTCATGATTCTGCTCTGTCAAAAACGAACAAATTTATTGTTCCAGAATTTATAGTCACCAAAGAGTCTAATCAATTTCAAACATTGAGTAGGATATGTCCTCACCGATTTTATGAGATCGGCGAGGCTGGCGAACAACCAGAAAAAATTGTTTGTCATTTCCATGGATTTGAATTCAATGAAATCGGCAAACCTGTAAACAATAAATTCAGGCTTCCATGCAATTCAGTAGATTATCATCAGCAGACTGGATTAATATTCAAAGATTTCAAAAGATGTGATGATCTTCCGATCGTTAAAGATGTATCATCCGAAAATAATCTTCAGTTTAGTCACACATATCACGGAACAAGTAAAGGTAGTTGGCTTTGGCTAATGGAAGCCGAAGCTGATTTGCTACATGTTAGGAAAAACGGAATTCATCCTTGGTTGGCTAATGAAGTGGATGCCGAAACTGAAGTAAGTATAGATCAGGGCGATGGTTGGATTATACAATATCATCCTACTGGTTGGTGGTTTTATCTTTTCCCATTTACATTTATTGAATGGGCTAAAGGTTGTCTGAGCATAAATTACACTATACCTCATGATGTAAATAACGAATATGGGTTTGATTGGATTACGCAGATATACTTTGATCCATCTATTGATAGTGATATGCGCAGGCATTTCAATCAGATTGAACCTGTGTTTCGTGAAGATATTGCTGCTATTGAGAAACAGAAAAGACCATTTAGACCGCTAGAAAGCGATCTAAGACTTGAAACACATTCTGTACATTTCGGTAAATGGGTGAAAGAAAATGTCGTTCTCAAGTAAAGAACAATTATTTGCTCTTAGGAATAAAGAATTATCATCATATCCAAAACAGGATATGCTATTTGAATTAGAAAAAGTATATGGTAAGTATTTGTTTGTGCCATTTGATATTCCTAGAATAGAACCAAAAGATAGAAACGAATTTATTCGATTTTTTTTCAGAAATGCATCAGCAACAGAAAAGAAAAAAAATGATATTGCGCCAGGAAACCCTGGAAACAATTCGCCATACTATTCTATAAATGGAACTCCAGTATCGAACAATTCTACATGGAGCGGCAACTATGTACCAGAAATAAAAAATATGTTTCCAGAAATCTTTGAACAAATGTTCGAATATCTACCAATACAACCAGATATAGCATGGAAACTTTGGTCAAGTAAAATGCCTATTGTCGAGCACCGCGATCAATATTCGATGATTGATATACCTTCGGCATTTCGCATTAAACTTTTCGATTCAAATCCAGAAGAAACCCTACACATTAGAGATGCTATTCCAGGAAAAGAATCATCTGAATCCTCGCCGCTACATTTACCCAAACAAACAAATTGTTTTGCTTGGAACAACCTTAGAACTACACATTATAGCACATTCAATCCAGATTATAGGAAAATTCTTTTGATATTTCCTTTATTCGAAGGATTGCGTGTGGTGAACATAAATAAATATATTGTCTTGATGGACAAAAGTGTCGCCAAATACGCAAAGAATTGTATTACCAGCGCTAACAAATTAGAATCTTACGTCGGAGAATAAAATGCCGTACACTCTCAAGAGAAAACTTACCAAACAAAATGGTGAAACTTTTTGGATGATGACTGAAATAACAGGAACTGGCTTTTCTAATGTTGAATTAACGGAAGAAGAATTTGCAATAAAGTTGGCTTATCATGCTGCTATCGGATCTGCAGAATCAAGAGCTATAAACATTATTGATGAAAATAACTTAGAAATGGTTTGGGAATTTTCTACATTAGAAAATATGAATTTATATTTGTTTAAATCCAGAGATAGAGAAATTCCACAGGTTAACGCATATTTTACTTTGATGTCTACAAAAAGAACAGAAAACAATTGGCCTACATATAGTGTTACGACAACCAAATATGATTCGGATGGTAATGTAATAGAATAATGGCCACTAATCATAATTGGATTCATACAAATATTGACAAAAGAATTGATGATAAGACAATAGATTTTGATGTTTTTTTAAATCCATATCCTTTTACTATAGCTTCATTTGAAACTTCTTGTAATAATGTTGTGCAGTTAATTGCAGAAAAAAACAAACCGATATATATCGGATTAAGTGGCGGGATGGATTCTGAATATGTTGCTAAATGTTTCTTAAGATGTGGTGTAAACTTTTTTCCCGTTCTCGTATTAAATGAAGGCAATATGCTAGAAGCGCAATATGCTATTCATTTTTGCAAACAAAATAATCTTTCATTAAAGATAATTAATACGAACCGAAAAGAATTATTTCAATTGTATTATAATCTGATTGTGCGACGTTTGGGTGGAAATGGTATTAATTCTACACGAACTATATTGGCTGCAAATTATGCAAAACAAAATGACGGAATATTTTTACAATCAGAACATGTATTGGATGAAGGGTTTTTTAGTTTGAACGAATGGGATTTTTATAATGATTCAATATTTGATCAAGACTTAGTTCAATATTTTTTCTTATATACTCCACAAATAGTATATTCTATGATGAAAGCATATGACAACACTGATATGCAGGAATTCAAGTTCAATTTATTTCAAATTCCGTTTAGACCTAAAATCAAACCCACTTTACAAGAAAACGAAAAGAAAATACATAACAAGTTTTTCGCGAAAACGAAAAGAACTTTTATCTTTCCTGATAATCTTTTAGATAAGTATATAGAAGTTGTTTAAGAAATGGGATTTCCAGGGTGAACTACAATATAGAAAATTTTGTCCTAACAATAGATAAATTCTTCACACAACAAGAGTGTGAAGAAACAATCCTTTCATATAATAGATGTGTAGATCTTGGAATAACGCTCACAAGAAAACAACAAATGAATAAGGATGCTCACTTACAGAGCGATGATCAATTATATGTGAGTGATCTTGTTTCGCACAACAATTTTCCCATGGATGGTCTTGCTCCTTTTCGGGCATTTACAAATAAGTTCTGGGAAATAGCATATCCAATATATTCGCAGAAATATAGTATATTGTCGGCAGATGCAGTTCACACTTGTAGATTGCTGAAGTTTCAGAAAACGGAAGTTGGTGAAGGATATCATCAGTGGCATCATGAAGACGATTCGCCTGATAATATGCGTCGGTTGCTGACGTTTATTCTTTATCTGAATGATGTTCCTGAAGGCGGCGAAACCGAATTCTTGTATTATCCTAAACGAGTGAAAGCGGAAACAGGGAAGTTGATAGTTTGGCCAGCAGGATTCACTCATACTCATCGCGGCAATCCACCGATTTCCAACGTAAAATATATTCTCACAGGCTGGATAGAATACTCTTGACAATCACCTCGTTTTGAAGTAGAATGAAATTCTAAGATATGAGGAGACTTCGTGATGCATATTCTTCCCGCATATTATACAACCACAAACACCAGAAAACGCAAATCTAAGGCGCGAACTTTATCTCAAATAGAATCTGAGCGTCGAACTCAGGAACTTCTTCGCAAGGTAGGATATTACAAACGCGATAATACTTCGCCGCGCAAACTTGTTATTGAACGCACGATCGACGATCGTCAGGTCGCTCCACTTTCCAATATCATTCCAGGAGGAGTTGCTCCAAAAGCAGAAGCCAAAGAATACAGTGGCGAGCAGAAGTTGCTTGGCATTGCTACCATGCACAAGTCCAATATGGTTCCTGTGTTCAGTAAAGAATCCGCAAGTGAAATATCTAAAATGAGGAGAGGATAATGACTGAGGATAATGAAGCATTCCGCAAGTTGTTTGCGAATAACATAATCACTGTTACCTTCACTAAGAAAGATGGCACGAAGCGCGATATGCGCTGCACTCTAATCAATGATTATCTACCAAACCAGATGGATATCAAGGAAGCTGAATCAAAAAGCAATCCTGATGTTCTTGCCGTTTGGGATCTGGATAAAAATGCTTGGCGTTCGTTTCGCCTAGATAGTATCATATCATATTCTATTGAAGGCGAATATAAGGAAGCAGTATGACTAAACTGAATATCACTGGATTGAAAGAATCGGCAGACGCAATCTCTCCTGCCGATAATGGCACATATGCTCATATCGGTTCTAAAGGCGGAACCGAGCAGATGTATGAAGGATTGGTGAAAAGATTAGATCCTGATCTTCTAAAGCAGTTCAATATCATTTGCTCTCGCGTGCGCGCAGTAGATACGAGCAAGCGCAATATCCTTTGGCTACACGATACATGGGACGATCCTGAATCACAGCATCTAAAGGAAAAGTCGAGTCTTGATAGATTCGAATCGCTTGTGTTCGTATCACACTATCAGCAGTCCACGTTCAATATGGGACTTGGTGTTCCATATTCAAAGGGTGTTGTTTTACAGAACGCAATCGTTCCTATTGAGGCTCATGAAAAGCCAAAGGGAAAACTCAATCTTATCTATCACACGACACCCCATCGTGGTCTAGAACTTCTTGTTCCTGTTGCCGAGTTTCTTGCTACAAAAGGATATGAATTCACTCTAGACGTGTATTCTTCGTTCAAGATTTATGGCTGGGAGCAACGCGACGAACCATATAAACAGCTGTTCGAACGCTGCATGAAACATCCCAACATCAACTATCATGGATATCAACCAAACGAAGTTGTTCGTGAGGCGCTCAAGAAAGCACATATCTATGCGTATCCAAACGTATGGCCAGAGACTTCGGCGATTTCAGTAATCGAAGCAATGAGCGCGGGATGTGCTGTTGTTTGTCCAAACTTCGCAGCACTTCCAGAAACCTGTGCCAACTTTGGTGTTATGTATGGTTGGCATGAAAGCGCAAACGAACATGCGAATCGATTCGCGGGCGTTTTATCTATGGTCATTAACGATTACTGGGAACAGTCCGTTCAAAATAAGCTGAAGTTCCAGAAGATGTATTTTGACACGAACTACAACTGGGATGTTCGGGCAAATCAGTGGAGTGGCTTTTTACAGTCACTTTTACAGAAACACAAGTAAAAACAGCGACTTAGATGTTTCTGCTAAGTGACTGTTTTTACACGCAAAAAAAGTTCATTTTTTTCTTGACAATCAGGCTGTTTTAGAATACAATTGGTTCATGATGATAGGAGAACCTAATGGCTAAGTCGCTTCTAAAGGTAGCTGTCAAGAAAAAGAAACCTGTGTTGGCTCGTGGTCTGGATAAGAAACATCTGGGCGACGAACCAACATGGGACGATGCCGCATTTCTCAGCGAAAGCGAAGCACGGTCGCGCATGATATCTGCGATGAACTGGTACAATTATTTCTACGAACCGAAGGAAGCTCGCGCTTGGATCGTAGAATATATGGGCGAGGTCGGTATGCCCAAGACTGCCGTTTCGGCGCTCAATAAGGTTCACGACAATAAGATTACCAATTCACTGTCTTCTATGTGTCGTATGATTTCCATGGGATATAATGCCGACGCTGACGAGCGCACTCGCGTTAACACTAAGATCATTGACCTCTGTAAGTTGGGCGCGAGCATTATCAAAGCTGAAAAAAAGGAAGAGGTTCATAAGATATCGTTGCATAATCCACTCAGCGATCTTATCGGCGAAGTTGAAGGTATGATCGACGACGAAAATGGCGCTCTGAATGATTTTTATCAATGGTTGAAGAACCGCGAGGTCAAGCCGACCTTTGCCACAGCGATCGCCGACTACTATCGCCCATGGCTTGACGAACTTCTCGAGGCGTTTGAGGGCAAAGACCAGCAACTCAAGGAAGGTTATCGCCATCTCAATAAGAAGCAGCTCAAGGAACGTATCGCGTTCTTCAACAAGCTGATCGAAGATTGCGAAACCTATGTCGGCAACAATCGCAAGAAGGTTGTTGCTAAGAAACCGCGCAAGGTAAAGGCGAAACCAGTCGAGAAGATCGTGGCTCGTATGCGCTTCCAGAAGGAAGATACAACTCTCAAGATTGTGTCGATTGAGCCAGCCAAGATTATCGGTGCGCGCGAACTATGGACGTTCAATACTAAATACAACGTTCTCGCCCATTATGTTGCGGAAACCGATGCGGGTCTTACTGTAAAGGGGACTACTCTACAGAATGTAGCGGATAGT